GGAAAGTCGGTGCTTGGCGAACTGTGATATCGTGTTCGATTTCATAGTCGTGCATCGTCTTAGCGGAGGGTGGGACAACGTCAGGATCGTTGATGAAGTGAGCTTTGTTCCATTTAGGTTCGTAGGACAGGGGTCCAGCGTACTTAGAGATCCGGTGGCGGATGTCGTTAAGAGATGGGAATCTCTGTATGGAGAGCAGGTCATCATCAAGGTTGGTTGTACCTAGTTGAAGTTTGCGGGAGAGGTCGAGCTTGGCTTTCTCATCTTCTTGGTGGTAAGGAAGGAAAGTAAGGTATACATCATAGCAAAAGGAGTGAAATGTTTTGTCTTGGCCCATGGAGGCGTATGCCATTCCGATAGCTCGGGAGGACATCGTATGGTACTTGATTTTGTGTTCAGGGTAGCAGAGTTGCGCTACGAGTTTGTCAATTGGACGAATCGGCATTCCATTGTTACATTGATATCCTAAGGATTCAATTTTGGAGCGGAGAGTCGTGATGACAGACTTTGTCTTGGACAAAACCATGTTCCATCGTGAGAGGGCGTACTTTTCGAGAAAAGTGACGAAACGGGTGAGGAGACCTATGTCGAGGTGGGTGAAACCGGAGTTATCATCACCGAGGACGAAGAGAACGAGTGAGCGGATTAAATCATCAGAGAAACCAAATTCAATGCATGCATCTATGAGGATGAAGAGATTGACGAAGGAGTCGAGATACTGAGTGTTAAATAAGCCGGATGGTATTCCAGCGTGGAGGCGCCAGTAAGCAAAGCCATCTACTGAGAGAAAGGCCATGTTATTGTACCAGAGATGAAGGAAATGGAGGAGGTTATCCATACGTTCATAAAGGGAGTGTTCTGTGAGGTCAGGGTATGTTGGGTATTCGTATGTGGGAGCGTAGCCGTGTGAGATGACGATTAGTCGGCGGAGAAATTGCGTGTAATAGAGATCGGAGAGGGGGCGGGGAACGCGTTGATCAAAACCAGACCAGTCGATTGTAAAGAAGGATTCAAAAGATTGAGCGAGGCGGTCAAGGTAGCGGTTGGAACCACGAATGGTTTCAAGGCCGTACATGATGCAGCATGAGGGCTTTCGAGCCTGTACAAGGAGAGGAAATGTGAGCATTGATTCTATGATAAGGAAGATATCATCTACAGCGTAGACGGGTCTAACTTTTAGAGTCTTGTCACGGTCGGAAATGTGGTTACGAGTGAACAACAGTGTGGGGTAGTCAAGGAAAAATCTTTCGTATAGGGAGATAAGGTTGAGGACCTGATCTTCTGTGGGGGGATCATCGAACTTGGGGAGCGGGAAGGGGGCAGCGTTTTCTTTTATCCTGTGAATGAGGGTGCGAGCGTTTTCGAGGGTGGAATTTATGAAATAGCCTTTCGAGGTAGGGCGGTCGGAGTATTCGGGGGGATGAGCGAATTTAGCGTGCGCTTTCTGCTTGTAGGAGTAGCGATTGTGATAGCCAGTGCCGGTAACGAGGGGTCGTTTGTCGTACTGTGCGTCAACGAAATGAAGGGGTAGATAGGGAGTGGCGTCGAGGAAGCGGAAGAGGTGGGGAAAAACCTTGTTGATGCGTTCTTGAGTGGGGGGCGCGCTAGGTATCTGTTCCTTGTTGAAGTCGCGGAATGTACCGTTTGTAGTGCCAGCGGGTCGGCAGTATTTGTTAGCGTGAGGTAGGTAACGGGGATACTTTCGAGTGAGGAGGGCGAGGAGGAGAGGGTCGATTTCGGGGCCGAAGTCAACATCACCTGGGAGGTATGATTCTGCTGCGTCGAGTTCAAAGTCGGGAGCAAGTGGCCGAGAGGTGTCGGGGTTTTCGTGGATAATGCGGCCTGAGTGATAGAGTTGAGGGATGAACTTAATGCCAGGTTGGGGGATACGGTTCTCTGGGAGTTCGAAGTCTGGGGGGAGGGGGCGACGGAGTTCAAAAGGTTGATTTCGATCAGAGTCTTGAGATTCGAGATAGGAGATGATCTTCTGGTATTCGGATTCGTATTCCTGATACTTAGACTTGAAATAGTCTTTGGTGTATGCGTTGGAGTATAGACGACGTGTGTCGGTGTCTTGAATCTGGGAGGAGATGTTCTCGGGAGAGGAAGGATCTTTCTGGTAGAGTTGCCATTCTTTCTTTATGCGGGCTGCTTTTTCAGCGAAGTAGTTGCGGACGGAGTTGAAGGGGGCGGATAGCTTCATTGTGCGGGTAATCGGGTGGATTTTGCGGTAAATAACTGTGAAGTTTGAATTGTAGGGGGCTGGG